TCATCCGAGCCACAACCCCTGCTGGATATACTAAATCCCGAACCGGATATATCGCGCCATTGGCTTTGGACCTTGATCAAATGCCTGGGCGGATTAGTCAGATGTTACATGACATCGGATTGCGCCCAGCGGTGTTGAATGCGTCGAAGGTTTTCTACGACAAAGATGTTCGTTCGGCGGTGCGAAAGTATTACGGCGATGAATATAAACAGGAAATGATTCCATATTTGCAATCTGTGGCGAATTCCGCGAACCGGGATAATCGATCTCAAGCTGCGTTCACTCAAGCAAGTGAATTCATTCGCCAGAATATGATCACGACATTAGTTGGGTTGAACCCTGGAACTGTATTGAAGCATGGCCCATCGGCATTGGTTACATCTATTCGCGAAGTCGGAGGCAAAGAATTTGCTAAAGCGGTGTCGGGATTGTTTCGGATTAATGAATCCACCGGCGAATCTAATTGGCAATTCGCAATTCAGAATTCATTGGAGCTACAACGAAGAGATCGAAATTGGCAAGAGACATTATATGGCGCTGCAGGAGGGTTGAATCCAGGCGATAAATTCCCCGAATGGCGCCAGCGGATTATGGAATGGTCAAGCAAACCCGTGGCGATTTCGGATATGCTATCGGCGGTTCCAACTTGGATGGCGGCGTATGAAAAGGAAATGGGTCAGTCTGGAGTTCATGGCGATGCGGTCTATGCGGCAGATCGAGCAGTTCGTCGGGCACATGGATCAACTGCGATTACTTCTCGAACGGCGATTCAACGTGATTGGAACCCTTGGCTCACATCGGTTTATAATTACTTCTCTGATATTATGAATCGACAGATGGAGACTATTTGGAAAGCTGGGGCTGCGTTGGATCTTGCCAAGGGCGATAAAAAGGCAGCATTGGCTACGGTTCCGGCATTAACTGCGAGCTTGTTTGCATATGCAGTTTGGCCTGCATTGGTTGAACATATGGTTTCGCCAAGTGATGATAATGAAAAAGACTCTTGGGCGAAGAAGGTCGGAAAGCAAATATTATTTACGGCCGCATCTAGTTGGCCTGGGGTTAGAGATATTGTCACCGCGTTGATCCATGGAAAGGATCCGCAATATGGTTTGACCGGAACTGCGTTGCAAGAGGTTTCAAACGTAGCAAGAGATTTTACTAAAGATCATCCCTTCGCCAAGGAACATGCTGGGCGATTGATTCAAGATGCGACGAGTTTTGTTGGGGCCATTACAGGAATGGTTCCGGCACAGATTGGAAAGTCGGCTAGGTTTATTCATGGAGTTGGTTCTGGAGTTGAACATCCAAAGACTGTATGGGCTTGGTTAACTGGACTTCGGTTCGGGACCAATAAAGGCCATTCAACATCTGTGGAGAACTATATTAAAGGAGCAAACAGATGATACCAAATGAAGTAATTGCCGCTGCGCAGGCGGCGAATAAGAAATGGAAAGTCCCAGCGAGTGTGAGTATTGCGCAGTGGATTATTGAGTCTGGTTGGGGAGCGCATGAACCGGCCGGATCGAATAATCCATTTGGGATCAAAGCTGGCGTGGATCAACCTTATGTAACCGCGATCACACACGAATTCGCCCATGGGCGATATATCACTATTCAAGCGAGGTTCGCCAAGTTTGGGTCGGTGATCGACGCGTTTGATGCCCATGCGAAATTACTCGCCACACATCCGGCGTATCATTACGCGATGAATTCGGCGGACGCAGAATCTTTTGCGGAACGGTTGACTGGGGTTTATGCCACGGCGCCGCATTATGGTGATATCCTAGTCGCCGCGATGAAGAAATACGGCTTGGAGAAGTATGATGCGTAAGATCGAATGGGTCATGATTATTTGGGTAGTCTTTTGTTTAATCATGGGCGCGCTGGTCGGACTCGCGCACGCCCACGAATCCGAATGCAGTTCCGCGACTCAACGCGATGCGATGGCGGAATATGACACCATCGCGGGGATGGTGGGGATTCCCGCTGGTGCCCCGATCTACATGCTTGAGAAGCGGCAGTATGTTGCCGCTGTGTGTCTACATGAGACACTTAAAGAATCCGCACCGGGCGGTTTCCCGGAATGAAAGGGACTAAAATGAATCCTGTTACGATGATGAATGGAATTCTGGCGGCTATGCCGTCTGCTTCGGCAGTCGCTTCGAGTGTTGCGACCGGTGCTATCGGAACCGTCATCCTTTCTGGTCTTCAATCTTCGGGCGGACAGAACGCACTTGATCCGTTGCATTTGATCTTCAAGCCGAATGTTACCACAACCACGGCGGCTGGAGCTACTACTGTGGCCCCGACTCCGACTATCTCTGCGGCTGCATTTGCGTCCTTGCCCCCGGCGACTCAGCAGATGTTGCTGGCTCAAGGCGCCCATATTTCCTAGGAGGGATCATGGAAGCTTTGCTTAAACTTCTACCTGCTATCATCACTTGGCCACCGATAACTAACTGGAGAACATCAACAGTCGGTTTGTTGATGGTCATAGCCGGTGTATGTTCGCTATTAGGAATTCATGTAGCGGGCATTACAATCTCAACCGATCCATGGACTTTGATCTCTGGCGGTTTTGGTTTGCTCCTTGCCAAGGATGGTGTGGTGCATAGCACGGTGGCCCAGGTTGAAAAGGCCACTGAAATCTCAAAGGAGAAGTAACATGCCTATTGGACTTTTGTTCTGGTTCCTGTGGATCCTCGCAGCGCTTGGGTGGCTTGGCTCAAACTGGCCGGGGTCGTCGGCTCCGGCTTATGTAATCATCGGAAGCGGGCTGCTTATGTTGGTCTTGTTCGGCTTGCTTGGCTGGCATGACTTCGGCGCTGCATTGCACGGATAAAATCCCTTGGGGAGTGTCTTGGGGGCACTCCCCAACAGGAGAGAACTATGGAAGATAAGAAATATGTTGGAATGGACCTAACTGCATTGGCGCCGATTATTGTTATGCTTATAGCTATTGTAGCCGGTGAAGTTAGTTGGGTTAATTCTATCATAGCGCCGGTTAATGAAAAAATAATTTCGCTTCGTGCTGATTTAGAAAAGAATGCTATTGTGGATGATAGAAGTATTGATGATAGATTAATAACCCACGCTAAGATTGCTACTATCGAAACCAAATTCGCTGAGATTGAAACGCAGTTTAGGAATCTTGACGAACGAACCAAGCGAATTGAAATAGCGGAATCGGCCGATATATTGATATTGGATACTCGATTGCAACATGAGATTCAAGCTGTGCAAAAGATGGTGGATGAAGTTACGAAACTACAAGTTCGCCCGGGGATAGAATCTAAATCAAGGAACCAGTGATGGCTGAACTTACTAAGCAAGAAATCACAGACGCTGTCATGCAAGGTCTTCGTGAGGGCGGGATAACTGAGTTGATTGATGCTCGGGCGACCGCTGTATTTTGTAAAGAATTCCCGTTGTCGATCTCCGAGAAGTTAGAAAAGACTTTCGGGATTAACTGCATGGATGCAGAATCCCGTGAGGATACGCGTAAGGATATGGAGTGGTTAAGAAATCGTCGGGCTTATGCGGAAAGTGAAAAGGGAATTTCTGAGCAAGATGCGCTTAGGGCGTTGGCGAAGGCGGTCAATGTTGGCGCGTTTCATCTGTCACGAACTATCATGTTGGTGCTTGCGGTTGGAATCATGGCGTTGATTAGTTTGGGGGCCTCCCAAACTGGGTGGGTTAAGGCATTGCTTAAGTGACAATCGAGAAGTATCGAAGCTTCGTTCCTCGATCAATCCCACGAAGATAGATCTGTCCGCTGCGTTCCATTATCTCAATCACTCTGAGGATAGAATGTAGCGGGATTCGGTCTGATGCGAACTTGGTAATTTTCTGTTCGGAGATTCCTTGGCCTCGATCGTTGATTTGAATATAGTGTAGGATTTCATCCATGGCCTGAGCATCGGCGTTAGTCGCACCGGCCTTGAAGATCTCGATCATCGTAGATTCAGCTTCGAGTAGCCAAGACATTGCTCGGTTGAAATCATCGCGGGTTAGAATCAGCGCATTAGATTTATCAATAGCCGATACCATTGAAAGTTTGTAAAGGTGCGTTCGCCGTCTGGTAACATAATGGATAAGTTTAGGGTGATTGGGTATGGGAGGTTCTCCCAAAGCTCTCCAGTTATTGACGCATTGCCGATAAGCTTCGGTAACCTCAAACTGCCCGACAAGGCCGTTGATAATAGCAAGGTCTGCCGCGAGTTCAGGCGAATAGATTTCGTCTTGATCTGCAAAGTCATCGCCAAGGATTCTTTCATCGGAGAAGATCATTACCAGCCGAGAGGTAAATCCTTGGCCCCAGGCTTTATCCGGCATAAGTTCAGTTAGATTCTGCGGAGTTGACCCGCAAAGAATATTGATTTGAGGGGATTTGATTTTGATATGGATGTCAGAGGTTCGACGAACTTGTTGATACGGTCCGGGATCGTAGAAATGTGAAAGCCCGTCGATCATTTCGTTATCGTATTTATGAATGAAGGCTCCAAGTTCGTCGACGCAGATGAACATAGAGTTGTATTCTAATGGATCTTCTTGCGGACGAATTAAAACCCGCTTGGCTTTTACCAGCGAGTCCACCATAGAGGCAAAGGTCATTGAGATCGGCGCGAGATGAAACTCTGGGAGGGCTTGAACATAATGTCGGCCCTCGTTTATGGTTCGAGTTTTCCCGACTCCCGGATGGGCGGTTAGCATTATATACATATTCGGGTAAAGTGGCCGAGTGGTTTTGATCCACACCTTTTGTTCTAGTGTTGCGGCGATTGTGGCGATCGCGGTCCATCGGCGGAATATTTCAGGCGAGTTTAAGCTAGCGGTTTGGTCTATGAATGATTCGATCCAAGACTCCAGCCGTCTTTTGCCGCTTTCGTTCGTCGTGCCCATTGTAGCTTTTGAGTCCATTGGGGTTTTTGTTAGCATCAAAGTGACCTTTATTCCACCCTACTTCACAATCATATGGAATCCGAAGAACTCGGTTGTGCGCCAATGGCACATCAACGATTAGGTCCTTCATTAACATCGGGATGATTTGATCTTCGTCCGCTTCGCGATACATGAAAGTGATTGCATCGTGGTCATCCATTGCGATGATGACATAGTTCTTTCGCCAAATACGCATCATCGCAGTGGAGACAATATCACGAAGAGTCGATTGTGGATCATAGGCGATTGCTTCGCGAAGGGTTTTTGGATCATTTCGTCGGCCAAAGAACCAACGCTTTCGGCCCATGAGAGATATCAGAAAACCTTGCTTGCGGAGGGTTTCATCTACCCAAGCTTGCCAGAGTAGATGGGAAGGAAAGGCTGCGAAGTATTTTGGTTGGAACTGCCGAACAAGGTCGATTTCTACTTTGGCTTGTTCGGCGAGGGTCGCAGGTTTACCTCCGTAGTTTGAACCGTGACCAAGCTTTTTGCACATGAAGCGGTAAGTATAATGTCGGTAATAGGGAGACTCTGCAATTGTTTTATCAAGTTTAAGGTTTCCGGTCCAGGGGAGAGTTGGCCACATAATTCTAGCCACGGCCGTATGAGGATCTCCAGACTCGCAGGCTTCCAAGAACTTTCCGTCATGGAAGAGGTTCCATTCGATGGCTCCAACGGCGAAGGACTCTCCGGATTTAGCATCGCATTTGGCGAATTTAAAACCTGGGTCAGAGATGAATATGCTTCGCAGAGATTCTTCAACGTTCTGAAGATTTCCGCCAGTTCCGAATTCTGATAGGGAAGACGAAAACCGGCCGGTTGACGTTCCAGCAATATTGTAAGACGTTCGAATTCTTCCATCGTCATCAATTGCTGTTTTAAGAACGGATATTTTATCACCAAGCTCTGTAAGAGTGTTGATGTGTTTGACGATTTGTTGGGCGATAGGGTAGACTTCAAGCTTTTCTCTTGCGGCCCGATCGGTTGTTGGCCGACCGGATTTGCGGATCGGAGGTATTCCGAGAGTTTCATAAAAGAGTCTGCGTAAGTCGGCATGGGATCGCCAATTAAAGCTTGCGAGGCCGACCCCTTCGAATACAATGCGATTAAGCTGTCCTTCAAGCCGGTCGATGATTTCGAAGTATTCGTCGATGACTTCGGCCTTACGAACGTGGTCAATGAGAATACCTCGGCAACGCATTTCCAAAGTCGGTGCTTGAAGGGACTTGGAAAGTTCATAGGTTTTCTCCGTATAGAGATCGAGTTGGGGAAGCATTGCATCGAGACAGTCTCGGGTTACGAGGCAGTCTAGGCCGTTGTAAGTTTGGTCTTTGTCCCATTCTGGTAACGCATCTAGATCTTCTTCATGAGTTTTGATTATCCTCATTTCCCAATCTCCGTTGCGGAATAGTCCTTTATAAATCGCTCTTGGCCTTCCTTAAATGTAAAGCCCCAGACTCGATGTTGACCACAAACGTAAGACAAATGCGGCCCATATTTTTCAATATCGAGGGATTCCGGCCGCATTAAGAGAACCGTAGTCATCGCCATATGGCGGGAGTGAACTTTGTCTTTGATTTCTTCAAGCATCACGTTTGATCGTTTCATCTTTTCGCCTCATATGTTTCCAGGATTTTTCATCGGAATAGATCGAACCTAAATATCCGAGGCCTTTGAGACTCTCTGGTTGAAGGGCATGGGATAGCAGCATTGTATCTTCGGCCGCGCCCATTGTCCGAATCCCGTAGGCTCGCCAGAGGAAGGCGATGTCATAGGCTCCGTTCTGGAACAGTTTTCGAATAGTTCCATCCTCAAGAATCGAGCGGATAAGATTCCAGACTCGACGTTCATCCTCCCGAGTAGGCCAATAGCATCCAGTTTTTGTTCGTCCGTCATCGAATGGAATAACAATTGCGAGTCGAGTGCTTGGCGCGAAACCAATGCATGTAACACGAGATCCGCTTGTTTCAATATCGACAGAAAGTATGTCGCAGCTTCGGCAGAGTTCAAAGAAGGTGTGGATATCGGCGATTGAGGGTTCGATCCAAATTTCTCTGTAGGGGCGTCGAATGTCGGCATAGGCAGATTCCCTTTTGGCTTTCATAAAGTCGGCGATTGTGGTTGGGCGCAAGCTCCAATCACGAATTACGGCTGCGGGATGGTAAGTAGGTAAGAGCTTATAATCAGCAACGGTATGAGTGGATATAAGAGTGGTGCCACGGATTTTAGAAATACCTGTTTGTCCAGCCAAAGCCCATAGAGGGGTATTGCCAAGGCAAACCACCAAATTAGGATCGCGAGTAAGTATGTCATTGGCAAGGCGCTCCAATTCGGGTTCGAATTCTTGGCGAACGTATTTAGATTTCAAAAGCGGCGGGTAGCCTGGAATTGCAGAGGCTTTTGGTCCGCAGAAGAATTCGATGTCATTTTGGGGAGGGTGGATGGAAAAGACATTGGTTCGGTAGATTTCTGGGTGAAGTTGCCAGATTGCGTCGATACAGGCTGGGTCGAAAAGGGTGTAGTAGCGATGGATGTAATCTCGATCGAATGGGGTAAGATGGATGACCCCGGATTGGCCGAGCATGCGGATTAGTTCGGCGCCAGAGGGTCCAACGAAATGAGAGCCGAGGCGTTCCTCGGCTTCTCCTGGGGCTTCGCCAACTAAAAAAATTGGTTTAGGCATTAAAATCACCTATACTTTGTAGTTGTTCTAATTCATAACCAAGTTTATCCATAATATCTGCTACACTAACATCAGCTGTGCGAATAATTGTTATTCCATTTTGAACAACAACACGATAAGTATTTTGATCTATACGAGAGACGAAGAATTGAACTGAATCAGGCATGTCACTCTCCTATAGGGGAGGATCGCACCCTCCCCTGAGTTTTAATCCGCCGGGAGGGTTCTGGCCAGTTCGGCATAGATCTGGGTGCCGTCATCTGATGACCGATGCTTTACCACGGCACGAACCTGAGCATTGACGACCTCATCGTTTCGTTGGCGACGGGAGGATTCATCGGCAAGATCAAGACCACAATGCACGTGGAACTCGTCGAGACGGTAGGCTGCATCCTCGGTTAGATAGA